GCGTCATCGTCGGAATCGAATCCACGACCGCGAGCGCGGTCGCGGTGCGCTTTTCGAGCGGCGTCGCGTTCGGTGGCAAAAGATCAGGCATAGATGCCGCCGTTTTCGATGACGATTTCGTAGCAATACGAGGCCTGCGTCGCGTCGATCGCGATATCGCCAGCGGGCTCGATCAGCTCGGTTTTCGTCAGGCCTGCGGCCTGGCATACGCCCTTGATGCCGGATTCGGCGACGCCCACGCCGAGGCGGCGCACCTTGTCGGCGTAGGCTTGCGCGTTGAGCTGCGCCTGTGCGATGAGCACGTCGGCGCCCACGGCCGAGCGCGTGTAGCCCTTGGCGTGAATGCGATAGCGAACGATATCGGCAGAGCGCACGTCTACGGTGTCGTTCATCGGCCGTTGATCTTCGGCGCTCAGCGCGTCGCGCACGGCGGCGCACAGCTCGTCATCAACGGTTCCGTCACCGTCGCGAGCGAGCAGCGTCACGAGCACGTCACCCGGACGCGGGCGCGTGGCCGTCGCGTCGAGCAGCCGGCCGTCGACCGCGAGCGCTTTCGACTCATACGCGGCCGCCGGTCCCGCCACGCTGAAACCCTGCGGCGCGAGCTGCACGCGTAGGCGCAGATCGTCGTTGCTCTCGTAGACGGCCGCGATGTTGTTCACGGTGTCGGCGGGCGTGACGAGCAGGCGCACGAGGCCAAAAAGCGCGGCGCGCTGGTCGAGGTCGTTTCCGTTCGCGAAGGCGAGCATCACGGCGCGCACGGCGTCGTTCACGCGCTGGCGCCAGACGAGCTCGCGATAGCAGTTTTCCTGCAACAGACGCGCGAGCGGTTCGGATTCGAGCTCGACGGTCGCGGCAATTTCGGCTTGCTCGTCGGCGGGCCAAAGCGCGATCAGTGCGGCCTTGCGCTCCGCGTAGATGGTTTCGAAGTCGAGCACTTCGAGCGCGTCAGGAATCGGCAAGCTCGACAGGTCGATGAGAGAGGCGGTCGTCATGCGGCGCTCGTCTGATTGAGGTTCACGCTGGTGCGCACCGCGTCGCCCGATTCGGTCGTATAGCCTTCGAGGTCGATCACCTGCGCGCCGTCGTCGTCGTCGGTCGTGTCGTCGGTGTTGAGCTGCACGCGCGTGAGCACAATGCGCGGCTCCCATTTCATGATCGCGGTGGCGACGGCCGCATAGAGGCGCGTGCGCGTCGCGCCATTGAACGGCGCGTCGACGAGGTCGGGAATTTCAGAGCCGAACGTGCGGCGCTTGACGCACGACGCGAGCGGCGTCGTCAGAATCTTCGAGACGGATTGATAGAGGTGATCGAGGTCGACAATCGAGCGGCCCGTCGATGCGTTCATGCCTTTCATTGCGGTTCGCTCACGAGTTCGCCGTCGCCCTGCTCGCGGTGCGTGTGGTGCGCGGAGCTCTTGCCGCCCGCGATCACGTCGTCGCTCACGGCAACGGTGCCGGAAATGATGGCGGCCGGGCCGCCGCTCTCGCCCGCCTTCCCGCTCATGCCGTTCTCGAATGCAAACGGGCCTTTGACCGTGAGCGATTTCGTCACGGTGGCGTCGCCGTCGAGCGTGATGGTGTCGGCCTGTACGGTGGCCTGCTTCGTCTGCACGTTGACCGCGCCCGGCGCCACGATCAGCACCGTGGCCGCTTCGGGCAGGGTTGCGGTGAGCGTATGCGCGGCGTGGTCGTATTCGAGCGTTGCGCCGTCTGGATAGACGCGCATGTGCTTGTCCGCGCTGTTGCTCGGTGCCGGGAACGTGTCGGAATTGAGGCCCGCGAGCGCGACGCCCTGCGCGGGGTCGCCCATCGGGCAAAAGAGAATGACCTGTTCGCCCTTCGTCAGCGGGTTCCATTCGCGAGTATTGCCCGCGCGCAGCGTGATGAAGGGAATCCAGTTGGTTTGCAGGCCGGGGCTTTCAGTGTCGTCGGGGTCGCCAACAGAAACGCGGCACGTCGGTGGCGTGCTGGTGAGGTCAACGTCGAACACCGATCCTTTGCGGATCAGGTTGACGATGAGGCGGCGGAATTCGTTGGCGTCCATACCGCTCATGTTGCCGAGAGCGCTCGCGCGAGGCGAGCGGCGGCATGCGTGGCGCGTCTGGATACAAAAAAGCCCCTTCCTTCAGGGGCTTTGAAAATTGACGCAAAGAAGCGAACTTCGATCGGGAATCGTTCAACTTCCCTCAGGTGCTGGCTTCATCACGCTCAGAATTCTGCGATCGGGCCACGCTGCGTACTCCCGTCCTTTGTCGGTAACTTGAATCGACGGCCCGTCAATGTGGACGCATAGGTGTTTTTGAAGTGCGTGAATAATCGCCTGTCGCTCGCCCGCATGCACGATGCGATGACTCCAATACGCGTGGTACGCGTCGTCCGTAGTTATCCCCAATTTGACGAGCCAATCAAGAACATGCTGTGTTGAAGGAGCGAAAAAATAGTTCAAGAAATGGTATTCCCACATTCTTGCCGCTGCTCGCTCGGCAAGAATGACGTCTCGAATTTTTTTCTGATCGGCGGCAGAGAGATGAATCTGATCCAGCAGTTGCGGTTCGTCGCCAGTCACAGGAACCGATTCAACCGTTTCTTCCGACGCTGCTTCTTGCTCAAGTTTAGCCTGTTGTGTCGTCAGTTTCCCCCCCGGAAATTCGAGGCTCGCAATACGGTTGATCAGCGCTCGCAATTCAGTTCGAAACCAAAGTGTGCCGATTGTCGCGCCAACGCCTACAACTACGGGCCATGCAAGCAGAACCTTAAGGTACTCCAAGAGTAGCTTCCAGTCGAAAGAGCATGCGTAATGCATTTTGCCCCCCCGCGTTAATTGTTCGTATCGCGAATGTATCACGCAGCTTTCCTTCGCTCGCTACGGCCCAATCAGGACGGCATCTATCGCCGTGGCACGACACAGAGAGGCAAGAATTCGTACATTTGCAAATTGAGCTGGCTTCGTCGCGCATGCGGGCATAAGCAAATCAGCGCTTTTAGGAGCCTTTTGTGATGTGGTGCAGCAGTCGGTCGCGTATCAGTTCGCGATCAGCATCCGTGAATCCGAGCAGACGGCGCGCAGGATATTGCGCGTTCGGGCCGCCGGGTGCCACCGGCGCGAGCTCGCCGAGCTGGTGAACGCGGGCGATGCGCGCGACTCGGCCAGCGAAGCCGAGCGCCAGGCCGTCCGCCGTCGCTTCGACCGTCATGTATCTCGCGGTGCGCAGCTTCGCGAACATGGCCGCGCGTTTCACGCGGCCCGCCTTGCCGCGCAGGTTCTTGCCTTTGCGCGTCTTGCGCGCGGTGTACTTCGAGCCGTCCGGGTTCTGCTGCGCGCTGATGCGCGCCTGCTGATTGCGGCGCAGATCGCGCGCCACGTCGAGCATGATCTTGCGCCGCTCGGGCGCCGCGAGCCGCGAAAGCAGCGCACTCGCCCACTGTTCCAGCGCTTGCAGATCATCGCTCACGCTGCGGGCTCCCCGCTATCGCTTCCACTGCTCGCGATTTCTTCCAGCGTTCGCGCGGGCGCGTCAGCATGCCACTGCCAGTCGACAATATCAGGCTTCTTCGAGTCGTCAACGTGCGTGATGGTGCGCGTGCCGTCGTTGGCGGTTTTCACGACTACGCTCTCGGTCAGCATCAACTTGATCGACACGTCGGCCGTCTGGTTGTCGAGTATGTCGATTTCGTAGGTGATGCCGCGTTCGCGCTCGTCGGGATTCGTCACGAGGTCGTTTTGATGCTCGCGCACCCATTCGAGAATCGCGACGAATAGCAGATCGGAATCGCCCGCGAATTCGAGCAGCAGCACATTGAGCGTGTAACGGTATTCAAACGACAGCGAGCAGCCGGCCGTCGCGGCGAGCAGCCCCGAGTCGATGAATACGGTGAGCTTTTCCGGGTTCGTCGCCACATCGGGAATCGCGGCCGTGATCGCGGCGCGCAGGCTCGCGGGCTTAATCATGGCCGCCCTTCTCCGCCTGCGCCGTCTCCGCGTCGATCTTCGCCTGCACTTTCGCCTGGCAGTCAACGATCATGTCCACCTTGGCGGCGCACAGCGCCCAGGCGCCCTTGACGGTCAGCAGCGCGTGCGCGAGCTCGCCGTTAGTCGTCGGTGCCGTCGCCGGAAGCGTGCAGCGGCTCAGACGCTGGCATTCCTGCACTGAAAGCATCGGCGCCGGTGGCGGCGGCGCTACCTGACACGCGGATAACGTCAGCAGGCAAAGGGGTATCAGCCCACGAGCGGACAATCGGATTTTCATTAATCACCTTGCGGATATCCTGACGCGCCTTGGCGAGCTTCGTGCCTACGCGGCCGGTTGAGTCGTCGAGCTGCTGCTGTTGCGCGCCCTTCTCTTTCGAATCGTCGCGCAAACCCTTGATCGTCTTGTCGCGGCCCGCAATCTGCTGGCGAGCGTCGTCGAGCTGGTGATTGCTGTCGGCCAGCTCGGCGCGCAGCGCACGCACGTAGAGCACGCCGCCGACGAGCATCGCGCCCGCGACGGCGCACGCAATGAGTTTCGCCACGAGCGCATTCATGCGGCCGCCTGTTCGGTGGCGGCGTATTTGTCATACGCGCGGGAGAGCTTCACGTCGTACAGATTGCGCGCGAAATCCGGGCCGTTGTAGCCCTTTGCGAACGCCGCCCACTTCCGCGCCTTGAGTGCCGCGACGAGCCCACTGTCGGCCGCCACGAAGCGCGCGAACGCGTCGAGCTGGTCGGCTTCGCTGTTCTCCATGCGGCTCACGAATTCGTCGATGCTCGCATAGCCCAGCCGTTCCCAGTTTTCGCCCATCACCTGAAACGCGCCCCAGCTCGCCGACTCATAGGCGGCCGCCGGGTCGATCAGCTCGGCCGACGCGAGGCGCGTATATTCCGCCTGGCCGCCCTGATAGCCGCCGGGCGTCTGCGAAACGATGGTCGGGTATCTGGCCGCGATCGGCGCCGGGTCGATGCCGCGCGCCTTGAGCCGTCGCCAGAAAACGTGGCGCTCGAAAAGGATTTTCGGGCGGCCGTCGACGAGGTAGCCCGAGCCGGTCGTTTCGACTTCGTTCACGGCGCGCACGCACGCCAGCGGCACGCCGAGCGTGTCGGCGGCCCGCACGAGGTCGGCGTCGGCGAGGTGCTTCGGATCGCGCTGGCCGGTCGCCAGTGCAGCATAGGTTTTCGGGCCTGCGATGCCGTCCACGACGAGGCCGGTTTTTTTCTGGAGCGCTGTTACGGCCGCTTCGGTCGCGGCGTCGTAGACGTGCGACACGCCGAGCGCGTAGCCCGCGCGGATCAGGCGCGATTGCAGCAGGCCAACATCGGCGCCGTGGTCGCCGAGCACATGGGTTTTCATCGGGATTCACTCCGCAGCAGTCGCGCCACGTTGCCGCGCGACTTGAACACAAACAGGGCGAGCAGCACCGACTTGCCCGCGTCGAACAGGCCGACGTGCTTCGCGTGCAATGCGAGCTCGATCGACGAGCCGCCGAGCACGACGACGAGCAGCCACGCGAGCCACGAAACGTGATGCCGGTGGCGCGCGCCGTTGCGGCGGTAGAGCAGCAGGCACGCGACGGCCGCGAGCTGCGCCGCGAGCGCGATCAGCGCGAACGTAATGTGCATGTCAGTCCCCCTTGCCCCGATTGAGGAACGCGAGCAGATCGACGGTTTTCACGCGCTCGATCAGTTGCAGCGTGACGGTGATGACGAGCGCGGCCGCAAAGAACGCCGCCACGCCAGTCGAATGCACAGGCGTCGCGTTGACGATTTCCGGCGCGGCGATATAGCCCATCACGAGCGAAATCAGCAGGTACGCGAGCCGCCGGAAAATCCCGAGGTCTTTCGACGTGACGACGACGAGCGCGGCGCCCGTGAACGCGCCAATCAGGGCGTTGCCGTCGATGCCGGGCGCGAGCCCGGCGACGCCGATCGCTGCGATTGCGGCGGCGGCGGTGGTGTTCGGTTCTGCCATGCGTGCGGCTCCGGTATCAGTCAAACAGTTGCAGTAGCGTCGAGCTGCTTTGCACCTTGTCGAAATCAGGCAACTCGACGACGGTGCCGGAAGGCAGCACGGCGCCGAGGTCGGCGAGGCCTTCATTCGCTTCAAGCACGGTTTCAACGGTGCCGTCCGTGCGGCCGTAGTAACGCCAGCAGATCGCATCGACGGTGTCGCCTTGGCGCGCGATGATCTTCATCAGATCAGCTCGACCGTGGTGCGGCGGATGCCGCGAATGTCGGCGAGCGCGATGCGCACATTGCGGCGCGCTTCGCAGATCGTGGCTTCGAGTTCTTCGGCCTTCTGGCCGCCCGATTTCGTCGTATCGAGGCCGCGATACTGCTCGGTCAGATCGGCGCGCACGAGGTTGAACACGGCGCGGCGGTAGCGGATAACGTGCGTGCTCTCGCCGCCGAGCTGCGGCGCGGGAACGGCCGCGAGCTCCGCGTATCCGGCCGCAAGCTGTGTCACCTGCCACGAGCGCAATTCCGCATTGCAGCTCGCCATCGCGTCGAGCGCGGCCGGGCGCAGGCGCGCGTCGGTCACGTTTCCGTCGATCTTCATCTGCTCGCGCAGCGCTCCGAGCTCGATGTCGGGAAACCAGCCGTCGTTTTCGAGCGTGTCGGCGGCGGGCGCGGGCGCCGCGGCGCCGGTGTCTGCGGTAGCGAGAAAGCTGCTCATGTCAGGGCATGCGACCAGGGAAATAGGTGGCGGTGGACCGGCGTTCGAATCCCGTTGCCGTCAGGTGTTGGGAGTGAACGCCGGTGCCGCCATTGCCGGGGGGGCTCTTTACGTGCGGGCGGCCCGGCGGCCGTCCGCATCGACCACCTGCGTTTGCAGGCGGTTGATGTTCTGTTTAACTCCGGCGCGTGCATCGAGCTTCAATGCCGTTTCGAGGCATTGCAGTGCGGCACGCGCGCGGCCGTAGTCGGTCAGATCGTCGAGGCTTTCGTCGGCGATGGCCTTCATGAATGCGAGGCCAAGCGCCTTGTGCAGCTTCGCGCGAATCTGGTCGTGCATGTCGGTGCCTTCGGTCAGCTCGCGCACTTCGTTGAGCTGGTCGGCGTCGAACGTGCCGCCGTCGCGCAGCGCAGTGAGCGCCGCGTCGGCGAACTGCTCGGCGAGCACGGCGGCCGTGCTGCGCTCGTAGCGCGCGGGCAGCGTCAGCCCGTGTTGCAGTGCGTAGCGAGCGATTTCGAGCGCGCCGCCGTAGTCGCCTGCGTCGATACGCCAGATCATCACCGTGGTGAGCACTTCGTCTTGCGCGCCCCGCCCGCCCTTGAGCGAGCCGGTCACATAGTCGGCGTACTCGGGCAGCACTTCGCGTTTCACGTCGATCTTGCGGGCGACAGACTGAATCGCATGCAGTCGGCGGATATCGGTGAGCAGCTTCGCAAGCATGAGCTCGTAGTGGCTCGCGCCTGCCAGCGATTCGCCGGGTGCCGCCGATGCGGCCGCGCGTGCGGCGCGAATGCGTGCCTGGTGTCGGCGTGCGGGGCTCGTCATGCTCAGGCCGCCATTGCGATGTTTTCGACGACAGCGCCGCAGCCGTAATCCTCCACGACATACGCTTCGTTGCTCGACTCGTAGTTCTCGATCTGGTCGCGCTTCGGGTTGTCGATCACCGAACGACGGCGGCCGCCGTTCTGGTAGTAAATCGACAGGTTGTCGAGGCGCGTGATGAGCATCTTGTCGGCGGGCATGAAAGGCGCGCTCACGGCCTGCTTGCCGCCGATGCGCTTGCCGCTGATGACGAGATCGAGCGCGGCCTGTTCGGTCGCCACGTTCGCGCTGCTCACGAGCGGGAAATACTTGTCATGCAGCAGCGAACTGCCGAGCACGACTACGACGGACGGATCGTCGCGATACCACTCGTCGAGCAGTTGCAGCGCGTCGAGCACCAGCGCGTCGAGGTTCTTGAAGTCGCCGCCGGTGCCGACCGTGACTTTCTTCGAGCCTTCGACCACTTCGGCCAGCACGCGATCGGCCGCGTTATCGCGGAACTTCTGGAGCCAGCCCTTGTTCACGTCCTGCAAAAGCGGGTTCTTTGCGCGGTCCGAGGTCGCGACGCGGCTCGTGCCGTTGAAGCCGATGCAGATGCGATCGAGCGCGGTGCGCGTGAGAATCGCGTCGCGAATGATGGTCTGGAATTCCTGCTTGTGCGCCCACGCGTCGAGACGCGCATACGACAGCGCCGTGTCGAAATTCGTCTGCGTGCAGAAGTAGCCGTTGTCGTCGAGGCTCGCCGGATCGACCGGCGTGCGGTCTTTCGTGCTCGTGTCGGTCGTGCTCGCGATCGGTGCGCCGATGCCGAGGCCGATCTTG